AAAGGAACTCCTGAGCACAACTCTTGGGCTGCAATGAAGCAGCGTTGCTACTATAAAGGCTATCGCAGATATGATAGATATGGCGGCAGAGGTATAAAAGTATGCGATAGTTGGTTAGAGTCGTTTGAAAACTTCTACAACGACATGGGGCCAAAACCATCACCAAAACACTCTCTTGATAGAATAGATACTAATGGCAACTACTGCCCTGAAAATTGCAGATGGGCGGATCAGAAAACGCAGACCCAAAACATGGGCATTAGATCAGATAATACTAGTGGCGTTAAGGGTATCTCTCGCAAAAAAGACACTGGTAAATGGCAAGTATGTATTGGTGCAGGCAAATCAAGGAAAACGATATATCTAGGTGTTTTCAGCGATTGGTTTGATGCAGTTTGTGCAAGAAAGTCGGCCGAGAACACCTATTGGACTAAATAACCTGCCCTATAACAACTTTGTGGCGCTGAACCTCTCCATGATCTTTATCAAATATAATTGCAGACATTGATCGTTTAGCGCCATACCCACTATTACTATGCCATTGATCTGGTGCTGCCATAGTATTGAAAATCTCAAACATCATCCCGCCAATTTCCTTGGAGTGCGAGTGGTGATAATGCCCGCAAAAGCAAAATCTATGCTCTGTATTACCCCAGTCTTTAGCCATATTGCGGGTAAAGAACTGATACATTTGCTCAAATTTCACCCTATCAGCATGATGACTACCAAAGAAATTATTGCCATACATATACGTCATAAAGCGATTGTTGTTGTCTAGTATAGTTACTCTAGGCTCATTCTCATACACGGCTTGAAGCATAATATTAATTAGCAAGGCAGCCATATCATTATGATTACCTCGCGTCATCATTAAGACAACTTCCCTATGATTACACAACATTATCTCAATAGCTGTACGGTATATCCGTACAACACTCCTGATAATATCATCAAAGTGACCATCAACATCCAATGGGTGTCCAGATTGGGTTTTATTCTCTGGTGTAGGTGTATGAAGAAAATCACCCACATCAACAAGCATTCCTATATCTGTGCCACCAGCAGAAGATATCAATTTATGAATTGCATCAAGGGTTACTCTTTCAGCAATATCTAAATCCCAATCGCCAGCACCATGATTATTTTTCGCTTTGACATAAGCCCCAATATGAGCATCACCGATAACATAAGCAGATAATGCATTAGTTGTTAGTTCTAAATGGCTAGGTTTCGGTTCGTACTTGGGAAGGGTTTCGCATAGATCAGCAGCGACTTGGTGAAGGGCTTCGGTTAATTGTTCTTTCTTGAGGTCAGTCCTTACCCATTGCTGCTTAACCATTCCTGTAGGGCCGTATAGCGTAGACACACCCTTAACTAAATGAGTTTCAGGAGCAGGATATATCATGTCGTGATCTGGCGACCAACCGTGCTTAGAAGCATTCTTCTTGGCCCTGCGAATAGCTTTCTCGACATTGCGAATATGAATACCAAGAGCAGCAGCCGCTTTCTTTTGTGTACCATGTACACTTATCGCGTCAATTATTTCACACTGACGTGGAGTGGCCCACTGTTTCAGAGCTTCTAGATCGGTAGACATGTAGCCTCCTTGCTTAGTAGGTTCCTTTCCAAACCCTTAGCTTATCAAACTCGCCTGATAGCATTTTGCGCTTGATAACATCACTACGAGCCGGATCATCCCAGCTAATACCAGCTTCCTTTAACCACTCATTAATCAGAGCAGCATCAACAGTACCAACTAGGCGAGAGTCGCCAAATTCAGCACAGCCAGCATCACGTAGCATCTTTGCGTGTTCAAGGTTAGGCGTCCAATCCTGTGTCTTGATATGGATTAACTTATCACCTTCTTGAACCCACTTTTCGCTAACCTTAGCCATTATTCAGCCTTTTTCTTGCGAGTACGCTTTGGAATCACTTTGATACGAGGTGAGCCATAACCTTCGTCTTGAGCATTGATCTCATCAACGATCTTCTGGTCAACTTCCACAATATCACCTTTGTATGCCCATTCTTCTAGCATAATATTAGCAACTAGAACTTCTACTTTAGCCTTAGCCATCATTTTCTCCAGATACAAAAAAGGGGCTTACCGAAATAAACCCCTTTGATTATAACGCTTTAAACGTCAAATGGCTAATTAGGAGCAGTCAACTACCGCGCCTAGAGCCTTCTCGTTGCGAACTACTAGAGTACCTTCACAAACAACCTGACGCTTCTCGTTGTCACCAGTCTTAGCAAGAGCAGTATTCTTCATCTTACGTAGCTCAGCGAATGCCAGCTTATCCTTTTCGATGATGAATACGTCACGAGAACGGTTTTCACGAGCTGGAACAAATTCAACAGAACCCCAAGGAGTCATGTAGATGTTCAGCAAGTTAGCAACCTTACCGTCAGCAGCACCGATAGTGGAACGCTGGTTGTTGTTACCAGTGAAGCCCAGAGCAGTATTCATCTGAGAAGCAGACAAGATAACCATGTCTGGCTTACCGCCTTCTGCCCAAATCTCCTGCATAGTAGTGTCGAAGTCAGCCTGAGTGAAAGCAGTCTGAGTACCGTCAGTACGAGCATTGGAACCGTCACCAGTAGGGTTAGCACCACCAGTACCTACGTTGTTTACGTTGGTAGTGATCCAAGCGCCTAGACCAGCCATACGGCGAGCAGTGGTGGAGTTACCAGCTACCTTAGCTTGGTTGTCCATCAAAGCCTTTTCGATGTCTAGCTTCTGCTCAGCACCTACTTTAACGATCTGGTAGGACATTTCCTTACCACGACCAGCAGCGTTTAGAGCAGCAGAAGTGTCAGGAGTTACTACAGCGTTCTTGAAGATTTGAGTGTAGTTACCCAGACGAGTAGTAGCTGAACGGCTTTCAGCAGTAGTATCGTCACCTTCAATGTGAGCGTTAGTAGCAGAGCTACGCAGAGTGTCAGTTTGCCATTCATGCAAAGTGTTAGAAGCACTAACCTTAGCAATGGAAGATAGCAGTGGAGTTTCTTCTGGAGAAACATTATAAATTACGTCAGACAGATCTTCACGAATGCCGTTAGCATCGTAGCTGTCAAAAGTGTTAGTTGGCTGTGCCATGATAATTCACCTTTAAATCTAAATTAAAAAAAACTATTAACCTTGGAATAGCATTGCGGCTGCATCAGCCACGCTACCCGACTTTTTCAGTTTAGACATTTGAGCTTGCTTTTTCTTTGCAGCAGTCGGTCTAGGCTTCTTAGCTCCAGACTTCATTAAGGGCTTGGCTTTCTTAACTTTAGCCTGCACCTTATCTTGACCAGCAATCATCTGGTCATACAGCATTGCTTTGTGCAGAGCGATCATAGCACGGCTATCGGTAACAGCACCGATTTCTTCTGGGCTATAACCCAGTTTAACGCCTTGCTGTACAAGGTTTTCTTTAAGCTTAGGTGCCTTTTCAGCGTCCCCGAACTCAGGAATAACTTTGACTAGCTCTGTCATCTGCTCCTGCAAATGGGCCTGTTGAGCCTGCTGCTGGGCAGCCTGCATTTGCTGTTGCTGGTGCGCAATCTGGTTGCGCTGGGTATCGAATTTAACAACGTCCTCGTCATATTTCGCTTTGGCTTCCATGTAACCCAATGGGTCATCTTGAGCCATCTGCGCAGACGGTGGGGTTGGTTGTTTCATCATCCCATTTTGCTGCAAGTTTTGCATTAGCTGTTGAAGTTGTTGCTGCTGCTTACCTAATTCATTGTAAGCGGATTCAGCTTGCTTCTTGGCTTCTGCGGCTTCTCTCATGCCTTTTTGAATATAAGACTGGCCTGAATAGTCTCGCTTTAGATCATCAAGGGTTACTTCGACTTCCTTACCGTCTACTTTAACGGTAAATGTCTCAGGCCCAGCTTGATCGGCTTCCTGTTCGTCCTCTGCTTCATATTCGTCATCCGTCAGCTCTGCTTCCGCTTCACTCTCGGAATCTTCTTCACCTTCATCAAGCTCTTGCTCGACTTCGGGTGATTCGGCCTCGGTTTCATCCAACTGTGCTTCTTCCGCATTTGGCTCCTGCTCAGTTACTACTTCTTCGGCTGGCTCACTAGGAGCCATTAACGCCTCTACTGCTTGATCTATGGTAGTCGCTTCCACGGTGCTACACTCCAGTTATTTGCGTTTATCTTTGCGTTCCTCATCAACTATAGCGTTTTTGAGAATACGCTCAAACTTGTTTAATACGCGCGTCATTCGATGCGCTTCCTCTCTAGCTTCGATGTCCTCGATGGTAGAGGTTAGGAACAGCTTTACCTGCTCCTGTCTAATTGTATCAAATATTTTAATAAAAGTTTCATCTTTTATCAAATATTCAGCTTCTGACTTAGTTATTTTCACAATTGTGCATTTCCGTTAATGTCTCTTGGTGCCGATTGTATCGCTTTTACACGTTCTACGTCTACGGCTGTGCCGTACTCACCAAGAATCTTAGCGGCTTGTACCAGTAAGTCTTGTGCCATTTGGTCACGTTCTAAGTCATTAGAAGCCTGTAGGTCACGGTATTTAAGCTGTAGGTCAGCCAATTCCTTACCCTGCTTCTGCTGCATTTCTGCTGCCTTAACTTGCATCTCAGCTTGTAGCTTGATGTTATCGCCTTGCATCTTAGCCTGAGTTTTCATCTGGTCAGACTGTAGTTTAGCCTGTGCCTTAATATTCTCAGCTTCAACCATAGCCTGCACCATTGGGTCTGGCTGTTGACCTTGCTGTGCTGCCATCTGTTGTGCCTGCTGCATTAGCTGCTGCTCTTTCTGCTGATCCATTGGAGCATAGTAACGATCTGCATTACGGATACCAGAGATAGCCAACATATCAGCTAAAGTGTTACGCATCTGTGTCAAAGAAACGATGCCGTTAGTAGGGCCGTAGCCTTGATAGATGTCCTTTTGAATCTGGAAGGTCTGCATTAAGGCAGCGACCTTAGATTCCTCTTTACCAGTACCTAGGCCTACATTAACTGACACATCCATGCCCTCATCCCATACAGCAGGATTAACAGGCACAAACTGACCATTTAGACGCATTAGAGTTTCTTCTGGGCTATTGGTCTTTAGGACATGCAAAACAAGCTTAAATACACGCTTGAAGCCTGTTTCCGCTAGGTTGCGAGCCATTACCTCAATCTGACCTACACCACGCTGATCAGTTAATGCGGCAGCCGTAGCAGTAGTGTTCTGTAGCGCGTCAGCATCAAGACCCATAGAAGCCTTGGTAATACCTGTCTTTTCCTCTACCAAAGTATCTAAATACTGTAGGGCAGTTAGGGTCTGACCAGCTACGAAAGGAGTTACCTCGTCACGGATCTGGTTAATGTCAGTAGATCGAATAACAGCGCCAATCTCGTTGTTAAGCACATCTTCCATTTCCACATGCTCATCATTAACTACCTTACGTGGGTTGTTAACAAGAGCTACGTTATCCAGAATGCCACGTAGCACAGAAGTAGCCGTATCTTGATCATTCATGATCAACTCAGCTAGAGAGCGACCAAAGAAAGCATGTGGTTCAGGGTCTACTTGGAAGTCAGCAAAAGGTACAACATCCCAAGGCTCCATTTCTAGAACTTCATGATTAGTGCCAACGCAAACAAACTTATGTAGAACTGGCACGCCTGTACCGTCCACATCAATGCGCATATATGCTTCTGTTACAACGATAGGCATCATGGATGTATCATTGGTATTGTCGGTATCATCTAAGTATTCACCGTGACGTAGGTACTTTTCTTCGTCATCAGTGTTACCGTCAGTGCCAGCGTGTTTAACTAAAGTGTCATAGTCGTAGCCAAGGGCTACCATGTCACCCACTACCTTCTCAGTAGTGTGACCACAGATAGTGAAGTCATCTAGGGACTTAGCGGAGCTGTTGATGAAAAATTCTTCTGGTGGTACGTTTTCAACCACCATAGAGCCTTCCTCACGCTTGTGAGCCACCTTCATGCTGTGGCGATTCTGCTCGACTTCCATGCCGAACTCATCAGCTTCAATCACAACTTCCTGAGCGTGTTCGATAATCTCTACATCATCAGCCTGAGCAATAAAGGTCATTTCCTGATCAGTCAGGTTCTCGTAGGTGTGAATGTCAGCATCTTCCTCAACATTCCACCATACTTTAACGATACCAGACTTCTTAACTAGCGCATCATGGATAGCGTCATTCAGGACGTTGTAACCACCGCACTGCTGGAAAACCCAGTGGGCATAAGTGGTGGCCTGTTCTGCTGCTGCAACCTGTTCTGGGCTGCTAGGAACGTACTCAACGAACTTATCATTAGACAGGAAGATACGCATAAGGCTAGGCTTAGCACCACGAACAACGTCACGAACCTTAGTAGATACTACACTGGAGCGACCTTCTTCATGCTCAAGGTTTACCTTGCCATCAAAGTACTTCTGTGCCTTTTCACGCTCAGGCTGAATCTCTGAGTCCATGTAAGACTCAGCAGAATCAATAGCAGCCTTAATTGCGCTTTGAATGTCGATATCTGTCATTTGACCTTGTGGCATAATTATTCCTCTTTAGGCTGCTGCGCCTGATAAGCCAAATTTAAGGCTTGTTGTGTACTCATAGGCATTATACCAAGTAATCCCTGTGTCGCTCTACTTAATTGACCAGAAGCATGAGCAGCTTCACCTACCAGACGTGGAGAAGATGACGCTAAGTAACCCATGGTTAATGGGTCTAAGCCACCAAACGCCACAGAGCCAGCAGCAGGCAATCGAGCTAGGCCGCGAGGCATGATATCGCCAAGCGCTTGACCAGCAATAATAGGCATAAATTCCTTACCGCCAGCTTCCTCTAGCTCTTTAGCTAGAGTCATACGCTGACCGTAGTTAGTCTGTACGTTGTTACGCATCAAAGACTGTAGCTTACGCATCTTAGCATCAGCAGTAGCGGTTTCGTTCAAGCTCAGAGACTTCTTGATCTCTCGCATCAAGATAGAGGCTTCAGAGTACTCACCCATCATCTTTTTGTAGATAGGTGCCTGACTACCAATAGTCTCACTAGTGGCATGATAAATACCCTTACCGATCTTAGAGGCTGTCTCGTTCTCACGAGGGATGTTCTCAATATAACCCCACAGCTTCTGCTTAAGCGCATCCATACCTTCTGGGGTATGGAACTCTGCAGGATCAAGATTTTTCCACTGATCTACAGTCTCACTAATCTGCTGTAATACATCTACTGCCTTCTGGTTTTTAACCTCGCCCTTAAATGTGGCTTGACTATAACCTTCAGCAATAGCGCTATCAATATCGTCAAAAGTAAGCTGCTGCTTATCAAACTTTAAGCGAGCCTTGTCTGCTTGGTATTGCTTAGAGCGCTTTTCAGCCAGCTTCTGCAAGTCGTACTCTGCAATCTCAATAATATCTTTAGGATCACCCTTGCCGCGCAAAGCAGAACGGAACTGATCAGAGATTTCACCGCCACGCTTACCAGCACGGTACGCATGTTCAATAGCTTCTACGCCAACACCAGTAGTCAGGCCTAAACCAGACTTAACACCTTTGGCTGCAACCTTACCAGTAATCTCAGCGCTCTTTAATGCCAGATAAGCAGGGTCTACATATGCAGCGCCTTTCTGAATAGCGCTTGTAACCTTAGCAGGAGCGCCAGCCTTAGCAGCTAAGCCAGCACCACCGGACACAACAGTGGCAGCATCCATCATCACTGCTGCAGGATCGCCAGCTAGCGCTTCCTTAAAACCTTCTACAGAACCGTAACGATCAGCGTAGTAGTTAGCTACTGCACCAGCCATCTCGCGAGATTCTTTATCTTCACCAACCCACTGTACAAACTTCTCAGGCAACGCTTCCTGTAAAGCACCAGCACCAATCTTAACCAAGTTGTGAGCTGTATCAATTGGGTTTGTAATAGCTTCGTAAATATCACCAGCAACACCTGCCACAGATGATGGCAGATTCTGTACAGCCTCAGAGCCTACTTCGCTCCATGTTTTTTCAGCAGACTGTTCCAATTCACCATTAGGTAGCACTGGTTGCTCTGCCTGCTGTAAAGCGTATTGATACGCCTGTTGAGAAGTTAACTCAGTTTCAGAGCTAACCTCAAAAGTACCCTTGTTAGGGATGGTAATTTGATAAGTAGGCATAGTGACCCCTTAGTCGCTAATTTTCTTAACTGTAACACCTTGAGGTAAACTTGTACCATAAGACTCGACCTTCGCGGAAGGAATCTGACTAGATGCGCGACCAGCAGCAAGGTATGCAGTCTCTAGCAAGTTCTGTAAGCGCTTCTGCTTGGCAGCAATAGTCTTCTCATCATCACCAATCTGAGGGAAGTAAGCCTTCTGGTATCCTAGCAACTGCTCACGAGTATAAGCAGCACCAGTACCCAATGTAAGGGCAGCATCAAGTACGTCTAACTGTGCAGTCTCTACAACCTGACGCTGTGGAGCAGTAAGCATATTAGGTAGCGCCTCTAAACCAGTAATGGCGCGAATACCCTCTACCAAAGTCTCAGGCTTGGCAGCTTCAGGATCGGCAGCGATAGCTTGCTGCATCTGACCCATAGCGAAGTTAATACGACTAGCCAAAGTAGCACTCTTACGCTCACCTTCACTTGGTAGATTCACGTTGGTTACAGACCGCTTAGCTTTGTTTAGCTCAACCTGATAATCTAGCATAGTGCCTTCAAAGCCCTGTGCTACAGCTTTATCGTACTGCTGCTCTAAAGCAGTTTTCTTAGGTGCGCCTTGGTAGATCACTGTGCCATCTGGGGCAACTAAAGCATCACCAACAACCTTAGCATCACCGCCTTGTCGCGCCGCTTTAACCACATCAGTCGGAGACATAATGCCAGCCTGTAAAGCACCGGATAGCATAGGGAATTTATCGCCAAGTAGCTGTGCAGCCACAGCCTTTTGCTGCTCAAGTTTGGCTGCAGCAGTAGACTGAGCACGCTGGGTCTTGATATCTTCTAGCTGACCTTGGATAGCAGTCTGTAGACCAACATTAGGGCGTAGAGACATACCAGCCAAGCCTTGAGCTAGGCGCAAGCGTCTTTCTCGCGCCATTGGGTCTGTACTAGTCATAAAGTCTAATAAAGCCATGTGTTACCTCTTATAGTGACAAGCCAAGACTTAAGTAGTCGAAAAGTCCGGGCTGATAACCTTGTGTAGTAGTAGTTGGCTGTGGGCTTTGACCAACTGCAGACAACAGATAAGACAAGCTCTGAGCTGGTGCGCCAGTGTAACCAGCGTACTGACCTTTAGCTTCGTTAATAAGCTGCTGCTGTAGTGCTTGCTGTAGAGCACCCTGCTGAGTCATATCCTGCTGAATCTGCTGACCCATACCAAAGCCGATGTTAGCCAAGTTACCCAACTGAGCACCAGCACCCAAACGGAACTGAGCTGCTTGCTGCTGAGCTGCCTGATTAGCTAGAGCTGCCTGTTGAGCCATCTGCTGACCAGTTTGATAACCAGATTGACGTAGACCGGATGCAGTGCGTGCTGCCTGCTCTGCAAATGCTCGGTTAGTCTCTGCTGCCTGTACGCCATGTCGAGAGCCACCAAAAGCACCTGCTGCGGTAGCTTGTGCGCCTGTCTGAGCCTGAGCCATCTGGCGAGAGCGTTCAATATCCTGAAGGGACTGACCAACTACCTGAGACTCATATGGGTTCATGTACTGCTGCATGGTACGCTGACTAGGAGCGCCTACAGCCATAGGTTTAAAACCCATGCCCTGTGCAGCACCACCCATAGCCTGAGAAATACCCTGACTAGCTTGCTGATATACGTTCTGTGATTGACCGCTTTGCTGTGGAGCGCCCATAATATTTACCTCTTACTTACCAGAGCCGCTAGCGCTAGTGGTTGTGGTTTCCTGTGGGGTAGAGCCTGTGTAGACCTTACCGCCTGCATTCGCTATAGCGTCTTGTTCTGCCTTTAATTCTGCTTGAGTAGCACCGCTTGCTAGTTTCTCTGCCCAATAAGCTTGATTGTATGTGCCAGTAGGGCCTTGAGAAGCCAGAGCTGTAACTACGTCAGTCTCAGCACCACCAGCAGGCAAGCTTACAGCAGGAGTACCTTGATCGACTACAGGAACCGGATCAGTGTTAGGGCTTAAGATACTGCCAGTTGTCACAGCAGAAAGAAGATTGAGCGGAGTAACATTCATGCCTGTGCCGATAACATCCATAATACCCATGTCAGTAGGAGGCACTAGGCCAGCACCGCCTACAATCTCAGGCAATGGGTTATAAGCAGCCGCTAAAGCTTCCTCAGTTGAAATGCTACCAATAGGAGCTACATAATTGTTTAACGCGGCCTCATCCATAGCAGAGCCTAATTCACCATAATGAGCAGCTAATTTAGCAGCCTCTTTGGAGTCAGGGTGATGGTACTCACCAGCCATGCTAGGTGGTACTACAGGTTGAGACATTAAATCAGCATCATCATACACATTGGCACCATAGCCACCAACATAACCGCTAGTGTCATCCATATAATCCCAATTAATGTCATTAGCAATGTAATGCTCTGTACCATCTGGGCCAAGAACTGTGGTATAGCCGCCACCATCTAAACTAGACGTTTCAGAAATAACCTCATAACCAGTATCGGTTGTAGCACCACTGCCGTACAAATCTTCCCATTGATTTTCAAGTTGAGCATCACTAACAGCAGAAACATTGGTATTGCCACCAGTGTAATCAACAGTACCACCAGCAACACTAGCGTCAAACGCAGGATTATATGTCATGGTAGGATCAACAGTGATCGGGCCTTGTTCTGTTTGCACAGTGATAGGGCCTTGCTCAATAGTACCGCCAGATACATTAATATTGGTGCTATGATCTTGCTGAGCTTGCAACTGAGCCAATGCTAATTCGTGGGCGTACTGTGCCTCTTGATTAGATTGAGCTTGAGCATAGGAAGTTTGAGCCAACTGTTGCTCAGTAGGAGAGTAATCGGGAGCCACATATTGACCAGTGTAAGGGTCAATAAACATACCCTCTAAAGCCATAGCTTGAGCTGGGCGAGCCTGACGGAAAGCATTAACGGACTGTTGATACAATGGCTGAGAGCTATAACCCATCAAGCCACCAGCAAACTCTTGAGCCTGTGGAATACCAGCCGTAGCATCAAAACCTTGTGGAGCTAAACCGAAAGCAGAAGCAGCACCACCAGTGGCTTGCATTGCTTGCTGTTGCATTGGTGTGAAAGCCGCTACGTCAGGGCCATAATAAGGAGTATAACCAATCTTCTGTACGTCACGCGCACGATTGATGTTCTCAATAGCAGCATTTTCTAACCATGCTGGGATTTCAACTTGGCTTGTAGTAGAGCCGCCTTTGCCACCACTCATTTAATCACCTTTTCCATTAATACCAGCTTTTCTTTCCAGCCAGCCTTTCTATTTGCTTTAGCCCAGCCTTTACGACCAGTCATAGTTAATGCTTCGCAACCGTAGTGCTTTGCCCATACTTCTGCTGATTTCTGCATCTCATGGAGTTCTTCCATGTCGCCACCAGCTAAGAAGATATGAAGTGTTTTCTTTCTTGGATAGACAATGATTTCCGTTACTGCACAACTTTTCTCGGCAGGCCATAATTGTTGCTTGCCTGAGCGAATATTGTTAGCAACGTCCTCATAGGTGTGAGTGCCGCCCGAATATTTCAAAGCTGCCTTAATCCATTTCTTGCAACGAATCAATTCATCTTCTAGCGTTCTGTCTTGCATTATAACATACTATCCTGCTACTCGTGTAATACTCAGTGTGCTTGCTGGCGTAGCCGGAGCAAACGTCTCAGCAGCACTAGCGTCTAGTTTACCACTAGTGCTATCGACTGCCCACATTGCCTCCAGATAATCACCTGCAGAAACAGTAAATAAAGCAGTACGACTTACTACAAGTGTAGCATTATTCTGGTGTAGAGCATTCTTCATGGTAGAGCCAGCAACATCAGTACCATTAACACGAGGCCAAAACCAAAAATGAACCGTGCTAGATGAACTGGATGCGATCTGAGCAGAGAAGCTAATCAAATACTCACCTGCCTCTACAAACTGAATCTGTGAGCCGTTAAGTGTAATACCATCAGTAGTACCAGTATAGGTTAAAGCATACGCAGTATTGGCTGCAGCAGCAGTCACATCAGATGCGATACCCAAGCTAGCACGACCATCATCAAGTACGATCTGTCGCCACTCGTTATTCTTGGATACTACAGGATATTCATTGGCAGTATCCCATAAAATCACGCCATCATCATGAGCAGATTCACCTGTTAGCTTATGACGTAAGTGGTCACGAGTCTGAGTAAGATATGCAGCCAATCGTTGCGCCCAATTGACCCAGTTATTACCATGCGGCTTAGGTGGGATTTGCTGCATTACCTACGACCTCGACTCTTAACCTCTAGTCGGTTAATACCTACGCGCCAATCAGCGTTACCAGCACCCTCTACACGCATTCTGACCTGTCTACCAGTAAAGCGTAAGCTAGTAGGATTAGACATGCTGTAAGGGCCGTATTCACGCTCTGTGTCGTTAGGGTAAAACCTAGTTTTAAACTTAGCTTGTACGTCACCCTGCGTACGTTCATCTGGAATCATGCTGGTAATAGACATTACATTGTCACCAGTACCCACGCTAATAGGCCCAGACTCAGCGAATGGAGTATCACCATCGTAATTGCTACCAACCTCATGCTCATAAATCTTCTTATCAGAAGGATTAGCATATATAGGGTAACGATAAACTCCAGCATCAACCGCAGCAGTGCGAGCAAGCGTCCCGATAGACCATGTACCTTCTTGGTAATTGTACGCGACATAACGATCATTCTCAGTGGATGAGCTAGATGGGTAGAACCAGCGAATCTCAGAGAACTTGGCATTAGATACAGCTACAACCTTACTAATCTGACTAGAGTTAATATCACTAAACACATAGTCAGCAACATCAGATTCAATCTCCTGTACAGTACCACCACCATACACGTAGAATGACCGATAACCCATCCATATAGCACCCTGATCAACTACAGCTACAGCTTGCTTAGAAGCAATACCGCAAGAAGTGCCTACGCGCTCAAAGCCGTAGACATAAGGTGGGCCTGAATAAGTAGCAGTATGAGCATCATTATCAGTGAGAATCAATGTCTGGTTTTGTACACGGACAGCGCACTCGATACGACCATCTGTTTGTAATTCAATATCACCAGCCTCATTGGTAGCAGCAGCAGTCCATTCCGTATTGTTCTCACGGTCAGACCATTGCACCTTACGTGGATTACCACCAGCGCCTAAAACCATTAAGAAGCGTTCATCAGTTACCACAATACCACGGTTGCTAGTAGGAGCATTAGCAACCACAGCAGCAGGAGTAGCAGTGCTTAACTGCCATTCGTAAATCTTACCATCAGCATCAGAGCAAGCAACCAAGTATTCACCCCAAGCATCCATAGACCAAGTAGTAGCAGGATCAGGTAAGTCGGATTCTTGACGTTGCGTACCGTAAGCATCAATACCATAGAATGAATTACCATAACCTACAGGGTTATTAGCATCTTCAAAGCCAGCAGTAAGCCCCACAGGAGTAATATCAAACTGAGTGCCAGCACTATTGTACACATATAGCTTATTGTACGTACCAGCAGTAATCCAGCGAGCAGCAGAGTTATCAACCCAAGCATGTAAAGATCGAGCCTTAGCTGCTGTAGCTGTGTCTGAACGAGTACGCCAACCCTGAATAGGCTGCATAGTGTTGTCATGCCAGCGCACTAGGTTAGAGTCACGCCAGCGACCTTGTGATTGTAGATCAGTACCATTGCGGTAAATACCAGCAGGCAGATCAAGTGCAATTAATGGCATACTAACCTCTTATACAATTCCAAAAACAACAGCACCAACGCAACCGATAGCGATTAATCCAGCCAATACAGTAAAAGCTATAATCATGTTTTTCACGTCATCATCCTTCTGCTGTTTCTTCCGTATCTTTTTGCGACTATCTATAGTTGCAGCGTGTGCATCATCTTCTAGTCGCCTTTTGTGAGCGTTCCACTCAGCTACTACCCAACCTTCACAGGAATAAGTTATAAATTCGTCAAGCTCTTTCTGCTTGCGCTTTAAGTCAATGTGAGCGAGAAAGGCCTCAGTGCTTGTTTTGCCGTTGGCCTTATCTTCTTGCGCCTGTACATCAACCTGAGTCTTTGCCTCAAGGAACTTAGCAGCACATTTCCACGCTTCATTGGCGTTATTAGCGCAGGTCTTTAGTGTCTTATAGGCACCATTCGCTGCGCTTATTGCTGCTAGTATTGAGGCAGGATCAAGCATTAGCTAGCCGCTTGTGCTTCCAGTGCTTCGATACGCTCTAACGCTTCCTGCAAAGCAGCAGTTAACAGGGGTACTAGTTTGGATTGATCAATACCTTGATAATCTGGCACTTCGCGCTCACCCATTACGGCTTCGGTTACAAGCTGGCTTTCGGTGCGTTCAGGCTCAACTTCGTTACCATCATCATCCAATACAGCAGGGATTACAATGTCCTCATATACAGCAGGAGTGACTTCGTATTCCTCTATTTTCATTGCGTCTTTAGTACCATGTACTGCTTCTGGAACAACCGCCTGCGCTTCGTGGGCCAAGAAGCCATCGACGCGAGAACCATCTACTTTCCATGCAAAATTAATAGGGTTAAGCGCCTTAACACGCTCAACAGAGCCGACCATCGGACGGGCATCTTCTTTTAAACGGTAGTCAGATGAAGTATTGTAGGAAGTGCCTGAATTGTTATAAACAACCGAACCAACAGCCGCACCATTGTTTCTAAAACTAAATACCGTTGTATTATTGGTCGTATTTGGCCTATTGTAAATGCAATAAACACCACCTCCAGACCCATTCGGATACATTGTGAATCCATTACCCTGCAATGTAGTAGCACCAACCAGTAGATTACCACTAGAGTCTATACGGGCGCGTTCTGTGCCACTTGTATTAAACGCTAGTTGACCGCCACCAGCCTGATTACCGATAGTCGTAACTTTACCTGCGCCAGAAGTTGTTACGCGGAATAAACCATAACCGTCGTATGCGTTAAACAGGTTTGTACCAGATGTTGAGATGTCTAACGGATAAGTAGGACTAGTAGTACCTATGCCTAAACTCTCAGCGCTAGCATCCCAGAAGAACTTAGCCGTTGTGCCAGTGTCTTCGTAGAATGAGATGTCGCCTGTAGTATGGTCAATTAATATGCGCGGTGTAGTGCCACTAGCAGCATCGTTTAATGTTGCGATTTCAAGAACGCCACCATTGTTCTTGATCTGCGTATTTTTATTAGTGGTATCTGTCTCAAATAATCGGATTCGCGGATTTGTACTTGATACCGCGCTAATATCACTAGCAGTAACCGTGCCTGTTACGTCTACGCCTGTGGAGGTTGTGGCCAGCTTCTGGTTATTATTATGATATAGCTTTAGGCTATCATTTAAAGTATCAGCGTACAGGAGATTAACACCGTCTGAACCCTCAATAATAACACCATTGTTGTTGCTTTGAATGAACAGAGAGCCAGCGCCCACATCCTTAATGTAGGAGCCTGTTGCTGGGTCATGGTAAATCTGTAGGTCATCGGATGCGCCAGCCTTCAACTTGACGTTATCGCCCATTGCGATATCGCCTGTCATCGTGCCGCCAGCTTTAGGCAGAGCAGCATTAGCAGTGGTGTTTGCTGTATCAGCAGTAGACTGAGCAGCCGCAGCAGCATCGTCATTGGACTTCATCTGTGTGTCGATGGTGTCCATATTGTCATTAATGTATCCGCCCCACAAATCATCGTCGCCACCGACTGTAGGCTTTTTCAGCAAGTAGTTTGTAGTATCAGTTGCCATCACGAGGCTCCTTTAATTTAATATTGTTCAATTTTATCACAAATTCGTCCAACTTTGTTCATCTGTGGCTTGCGTATTCCACGTTTGAGAATCTATTGGTAAGTCACTGTACGTCTGCGTATCTAGAGCTAATGGATTCCATATCTGTGAATCGGCAGGAATATCATTGTAGGATTGTACGTCAAGCGTTATACCTTCGTACTTGTAGCGAATATCACCAGCAACAGACAATGCAATTGAATTACTGCCTACAGCCTCACGGATACGTAAGGTTTCACCTGTAACCAGTAGGGATACATCAACAGTGCCCAGTAGCTCATAGACTACGTTAACATTACCTACAGTGGTCAGCGTAATACTCGACCCACCATCCAGCAATCGGATAGGTGTAGCATCACCGCTAGTAGTAATATCAGATACAGCAGCAGCACCAGCTAAGCGAATACCTAGCACGTCACCGTAAGTTGTTATAGCAATGTTAGAACTACCAGAGCCGCCATTAATCTTGATAGCATTAGATGCGGTATTTAGTGCGATATTCACCGCACCATCTGCACCGTTTATCAACTGGCCTACACTTGTGGTAGATACACTTACATCAGTCGTACCATCTGGCAGGTAGACCTTAGTAGCATCAGCACTGGCACTAACAGCCACGGTAGAGCTGGCAGATATATCTACCCAGTTCTCAGAACCGTATGATGCCACGCCATAGAGCGCAGCACCGTAGCCGTTATTCACCGACATATTAAGCTACTGTGATGTCTAGCTCGCCAGCGTTAAAGCGTAATGTATCACCACTTGCCACAGCCTTAGAGGCAGTCAGCGTACCATAACACATCATGTTGCCAGCACTTACAGCATCATAGATAGCGAAGTGAGTCACAGTGCCCCAAGAAGCTGTAGCCTTTGGAAATTCTACGTTAGCAGTGTTAGACGCTGTATCACCTGTTACAGTGAACGCCATAGATTGACGTGCGTATGATCCACCAGTGACCTCAGTACCAGCGCCAGCATCGTTAGGCGCAGTGGTAAATAGGGCTACGTAGTGTGTAGCTGGTGCGGTATAAGGAGTACCACCGAACACATGTTCAGCAATCTTTTGCTCCAGAAAGTCAGTTGCTTGGCTCATTTATATGCTCCGATTCTTACTTTTAAGCCGCTACCTGATGCAACAGCTTTGTTACTTGCCTTGTTGGCACGAGCTACAGCGCTTGAATACATAGCAGCCCATGTTTGTGTACGCTCATCTTCCTGTAGGAAAGGTGCAGAGTGAATCAAAGCACCATACAAGTAGACATCTGGGTAATTGGTTAACAGCCAGTTAGTAGTGTTAACATCGGATAATGCAGCTACCTGAGCTAGATAGTTAATATCAGCACTGTAGTTGCTGTCAGGAGTAGGGTATAACTCAACCTGACCAGCATTGTGACTGTAGTACTCTGGCGTACCAGTAGCATCTTCGTTAGCTGCTCGCATCTTCTGCATATCTGCACGAGGAACATAACGAACATCGGTAGTACCATTGCCGTTAATATGGAAGCGTACAGTCTCCAACCAATCACTAGGAAGGCCGATAAACTGAGCATCCAGAGTAGTCTCTGCTCGCTTCTCCATACGCCAATGACGTACTTGATCATTGATTGCAGCTTCAGCCAGAGCAATAAACTCTGGAATGTTGCTCGTTAAATCATCACGATTCAACCAGTTAGCAACTGCTGTCTTTAGTTCGGAATAAGTAGTAATAGCCATGACGTAACCTATAACAATTCAAATATAGACGTAGGGTTAACTACACCTGTCTTACGAGACTGACCAATATCAAACAGACCTCTAAGCACATCCACGCCAACTTGCGGAGTGCCGAACTCTACAAATCCCTCATCATCTGTAATGATAGGTAGAATAGAGCCTCGCTGCTGACCTTGTGGTAATGCGAACTTATCTTCAAACTCAGCCATTCGCTCTGCACGGTTGAACTCGTTAACGCCCATTAGGCCTGCGGCTGCTGTTGGCAATTTGGCAGACTTCATTAGCCCAACTTCACCTTTCTTTGCTGGATTAAGCTCTGCAAATTTTGAACGCAAATCAGCCTCATCAAATACGGCTACATGAGTTGCTGGCTTATCGTAATGACCTACAGCGTCATCAAGGTTTAGGAACTTTACACCTTTAAGCCCATCAGACTTAGCTTGGTCGATCGTCTTGTTAACAAAATCAGATACTCCCTGATCGTTAAACGATTGCCCCTTCATATCTACAACCTTTAGGCTTTCATCATTTGGTACATGAATAGGCATTATATTCTGCCCACGCATTCTTGCCTGTGGGTCTGACATAAACTGAGCCTCTAACTGCTCGGCCTCAATAATCTTTTGATCATACAAATCCCAATCACCCTTACGCTCAGCAGCATCAGCTTCCTTTAGCAGCTTAACCACGCGATTAGTGGTAGCACTATGATCCGCATAACTTCTTGCTGTAAACTCTGGGTCATCACTAAACCAAAATGCCTTTTTAGCGCTTGCCGCTTCTGTGTTAGAGCCACGCATACCCTTAGAGAACTCTTGAATATTAGACGCGGTACCATGATAGTAATCATCAGCAGACAGACCCAAAGCATCAAGCAGGCCTTTTCGCGCCTTAGTAATAGTTGGAATAGTCTTTGGCATGAATAACCTCAATAATTAAAAGCCGCCACGTAGCCGAACAATAGGTGACAGGCGTATCAAGGCCAATTATATCACGCCTTTAATGTTACGCCTAATAGGCTTTCTAGACTTATTGCCATGCCTGCCTAAATCACCCGATGTGAATGCTTGTGCCATCTGTCTAAGAGCATCAGCAGCCTCACTATGGCCTTCACTTTTATCTGGAATATGTGACCATCGTTGCTCACTGTTTGACCACTTTCTACGGTAAGACTTCAAATGATCCAGACCATTAGCACAAGACACATCATCAATATAGATGTATGGAAACATATCACTCGTCTGCTGTATGCCCCATGTAATCTCTGGTATACGAGGTACGATATGCCACTTAGCACTAGGCATTAGCTCCTTGAGCATCTGCTTGGGTGACTTGTTACTATTCTGTCCCTGTCGAGTATGATCAGCATCGTGTGGCAGATACATGTCCTCAAAGATTAGATCAAGCGATTTAAGCCACTTAACAGCATGATTGTATGGCTCACCCCATGATTCATAGAAGTTGATGCAACGGAACTCCATACCAACTTTCTGCACCACCCAGATAGCTGTACCATCAGAGTTACCTATATCCCAGAATGTCATACATGGCTGAGACTCTAGCACTGGCAGCTTGCCAATACGGCCTTCTGTATAGCACTTATTGATCTCACGTAACCAGAAAGCACCCTCTGGGTATTCAAGATAATCTCCCTCCCAAACATGTTGATAAGTATCTGGACGCTTCTCTAAGTCCTCAAGCCTTGCGTTATTCAGCTTTGTTGTAAACCAAGGATTATCCCTCCAGTTTAGCTTGACGATCTTACTATTCTTTGGTGGGTCTTGGATGAATCGTTTGTCAGTGGCAGAGTTCTTTGTTTCCCTGTTCCACGTCAGCCAGCACTCACTGCCATCTTCACGTATAGTTGGGATCAACTTACTCCAAGCTGTCTCGCTAACACCATCCGCTTCCTCAACCCATGCTATGAGTATTCGGCTCTTAGACTTAACACTATCTAGGTTGGATGTCAGGCCAGCAAAGCCATATCTAATATTACCATCTTTAGATCTGATGTATTTCTCACCTATCTCGTAGTAATCAACAAGCCAAGGATATAGATACTCCCTAGTCTCTGGATCACGCAATAAGATCATACCCTTAACTTCTTCTAGGCTTGATTCTTCCAAGGAGTTTAACTTCTGTCGAGCGCAAAGGATCAACCCCTTCTCCCCAGACATACCAAACCTGTAGCCGAATACAGCAGTCATCAAGGCAAATGATTTACTTTTCGCTGATCCCCTTCCGCCCCAAGCGCCTCGGAACTCAGTCTCACCCTGAAAGACAGGTACTAGCTTAGGAGGTAGGTTAATCTGTGCTGCCGACACTAGGTGCCTCATACGCTACCAGCTCAATCTTAGTAGGCTTACCTGTAGCCATAGACCCATCACTAGATATGTTATCAATCTGGGATGTTTCAGTGTAGCCATGCTTGCCTAGCATCATTCTACCTACCTGAGCATTAAACTCACCTGATAGAGTGCCATTGATAAGCTCACGCTCTTGCTTTGTAGATATTCTCTTTACGATGTCAGAAAATTGACACTTTTCAGGCTGGCGACACCAATCGTAAACAGTCTCTCTAGCCACTCCTAGCTCATCAGCAAGACCAGCAACAGAAGGAACCATGTCTCCATAGCTCTTGAAGTTCTTAATGTAGTCTTGAGTCTTTTCCAGTACAGCATCATTGTACTTTGTCGGTCTACCAGCGCCCATATCAATCTCCGCTCTGGGGTGGATTGTTAATCATGTGTTATATTGTAACATTAATACTTGCCGTCTAGAAAGTCTCTGATCTGCTGTAAGGTCTGACCGCTCAGCCGAGCAAACTCCATTGCCATCTCATACCTACTGTACATCCGTCCTTTGTATTCATACATACCGCGAGCAAGGTACACCTCATCAGGGCCAAAGCATCCAATAAACTTAGGATTGCAATACTCTCTAGCCTTATCGCAGTTATCTAGTATCTGCTTCATTCTCTCGTTACGCATCACAATAACCCCTTCTTAGCTAAAGCTGCGGCAATATCAAGCAGCTTTCTACTCTGATTCTCTAAACTGACAACTTTCTGCTCAAGATCAACGCAAGTTCTTTCTAACTTTTTCCGCTCTGTGTCGTGTAACGCTTTAATCTTGCTGTTTTCATTTGTGGCTATCTCATGATAACGCTGAGTAACTTCTAGCTTATCGGTTAGATCTCTAATATCATTAGAGTAGGCTTTGTTCTTAATATCAATTTTCCCTTCCAGTCTAGTAATCCGCTTACTTAACTCTTTGTTTTCCTCATGCAGTCCACTATAATCTTCACCAGCTTTTGCCAGCATGCCCTGCAATGACTTGCAGTATTCGATCAACTCTTTCTTTTTCTTGGATTGTAATTCTTTATTAGATAGCATATCTCTCTCCTGTGTATACACAACGTATATACATTTAACATTCTCTCACACCACTTTAATGTACCAAAAAGTGTAAATGTACCTCATTTGGTACACTTCAGTGGTCTGTGCAATAATGAGTTACACATTAGGCGGTGGAGGTAATGGCATCCAGTGGGTTATATCCCCATACATATAGCTCTGCCAATTACCATCCTCAAAACAATCCACATCAACAAATCGCGCTACCTTATTAACACTCACCACTACAACTCCATCATCATCAGGCAACCGATCATCTACACTTATCCACATCATTTTGCTGGCATCGGGAATATGATCTGCGCGTGTGTTCCATTTACTTGTTACAGTACCTACATCAGACACTATGCAATCATCGTTTGAGCAAGTAGCCCAACCAGCAACGCGCTTAGCCTCGCTACCACAAAACGGACACGGCTTTAACTCCTGTTCACTCATCACTCACCTCCTTATCTTGAAGGAATATCTTTAAAGTCTTACCGCCATCTTGCATAGATAGTGTTACAGAAACACCCTGCTTTACGATAACTCGCCCTTGTAATCCCCTACCTGAATGGTCTATCACCTCAAAGCGTTCAATATCTTCCGACAGTCTTATATCGTGATCCCTGCTCTTGCGTACACCTTCAAGAGAAAAAAGGTGAGTATCTTCGTCAGCCAGCCATTGTGGGTTATCAATCATCACTTACCTCCCATACAACCTTAGTTATCTTAGCAACGGGGCAGTCATCTTTATGGGGCACATCTCCGGACTGATAGATATTCTTAATAGCACTACAGTGCTTGCAGCGCACAATCTCTAGTCTTTCAGACTCTGACGTGCCGATCAGATTAGTTCCTGTAGTTTGAAGCAAGTCTTTCAGTCTATTCAGTTCGTCTTTAGTAGACATGTAGTTATCCATAGCTTCCTGATACTTCATAGTTAAAGAATACAGTTCTTCACCGTAGGCTTGTTTTATATTAATTTCCATCACTCACACTCCCACGGATAACAATACCCATCAGCTATATGTAATTCAGCTTTAGCTTTCTTGTACGCCTGCTCTGCTTCATCTGCTGTGTTGAACGTACCCAAATAAGTCTGCTTACCTTTACTTTGGATTTTAGCGATAAACTTAGAGCCGCTATGATAAACACCTAACCGTTTAGTCGTGCTATTTGATCTAGCTTTCTTTTGGTTCTCCATGTTCTGACCCTGAGTAACATCACGTAAGTTACAGATGCGGTTATCATCTGGCTTACCATTAATGTGATCAATTACACCATCAGGCCACTTGCCATAGAAGACATACCACGCAATACGATGCGCCTTTAGTATCTTCCCTTTAACACCGATGACACGATAGCCTAACTCATTTACCTTGCCTGCTAATGAGCCTGCTGGCTGGCCTCCTGTTCCTTTGGTGCGGAAGAATAGACCAGTAATGGGATTGTAAGACAACCCATCCTTAATTACTTGCTCAATCATTCTCTAGCTCCCATGGGTAGCAGTAATCTTCATGCAAGCTAATGACTTCAAAGGCTATGATGTCCAGTCCGTGAGGTTCTTTCCTATGCTCCCAATAACAGTCACCAGCCCTTTTTACGTAGCTCTCATTAGCTCGCACATAATCTCGATAGTGAATACGAACCATAGTGTTAAAAGGCAACGGACATTCACCGCCCTTCCAAGCGTGTATATGATTCATACGTGGGCGACAGTATGTCCATGCGGTATTTATATCATCCCAATAAGGCTCATCTACCGAACACTTATCAATGTGCGTTAATGGGCCGATTACTTTGTCATCTAACGTGTCGCCCATTACGCAGTCAATACCACTATCAATCAGCACTGATAGGTCTACTGGTTTCTTGTCTTGCTTGATGCGGTAAGTAACATTATGCCAATCCCATACAGGGTCATTATCACCTCTATAAAACTGCTCCCATTTGTCATCAAAATTACCTTTATATTCTATCTGCTTACCATCTTCATAAGCCTGCATGACGGCTATCATTTCGCGTGTGTTCATATCATCATCCTTAGTATGTTAGTTATAATGTGCCAGCACTCCTTTCGTTTATCTGGCGTTATCTACCTGCGTTGCAACTAGAATGGCGTTGGGCCTATCTACAGGATTTACAAAGTGTGTAATGATTATATTATACTTAATGCATCAATTCAACATCATTTGCCAAGTTATCCATTAAATCCAGCTTTGCTAACTCTATAGCACCAAGCATAGTGGCTAGGTCTAAGATCACGCCACCGCATCCCATATTGCCATCCTTGCTTAGTGTTACAATGACAAACTGATTCCTATCTAAGTCAGTGTCATCTAATGCCTCGTATTCATCTGCTAACATGCGCAGCTTCTGTGGTAGTGTGTTACCGTTATTTCCTAGTTTGGATATACTCATGCAAATGCCCTCGATGGTTTAGATAGGCCCATTCTTGCCTCTAGATTCTTTTTGCGCTCACTGGCTTGCTTGTACTTGCGCCAGTCGGATAGGCTCATATCCTTGTTTTGCTTTGCTTCCTGTTCATACATGGCTGTATAGAAACGATCTTTTACTAGCTGTTCCTTATCATGGCGGCTGATGTATGTGCTAGGCTTGTTGTATTCGTCTTTCTCTACTATACCGCGATCTTCTAGCTCTTTGATGATGTGTGAGAACTGGCAACCGTGTCTACAGTGGTAAAGCACATCGTACTTTTTGCCTTTACTAAGTGTAAATCGGTCTGTTCCTCCACAGATAGGGCATGGCCCTGCAAATGTTCTACCTTGTCTCTTTAATCCTAGTTGTTCTGCTATACGTTCAATCATGCTGCTCTCCTTTTTGAGTTCTTAATATTCTGACTTGTTATAAACTTTCTCACCTCATCACTGATACCACCAGAGACAGAGTGAGGCTTAACCTTGTTAGGCCAGACTGAGTATCTTTCCTTATATTTATGTGCTGCCCAACCTTGACTATACCCTTTAATGGAAGCCCATGCCATAAGCTCTGAGTAGAATTGCGCTTTATCTTCCATGCTGGTTTTACGGTTGCGCTTCTCTGCTGCTGTTAGCTCTACCAGTATTTCATCAGTTGATTCTAGCTGCTGCTTAATGGGTATCTCATAACCACAGGCACAGCGTAGACCTACAAACTGACCGTGACACTGTGGGCATTCTTTTACGTTAGGTTCTTTATCCTTGTCCTTAGTCAATGACTTCTCATCATATCGCTTTTCACCGTCATCTAAACTGTCAGGGACGATATCTTCACTAAAGCCGTGCCTCAAAGTATTGCCAGCGTGATCGAGTATTACAGCGTACTCTTTGTCGGGATGCGATCTGAGAACACGCCCAATGCGCTGGATTATCGTAATTTTTGACGCGGTGGGATAACAGTCCACAAGACAAGAAACTTTTGGTGCGTCATAGCCTGTGTTCAACAACTGGGAACAGGAGAGAATCATAAATTCACCCTTATCATGCGCCTTGTACAGCATTTGGCGTTCCTCATCATCCATATAGCCGTCTATATGCTCTGCTGATATACCAGCTTCATTGAACTGTCGTACTAGCTCTTTACTGTGGCGAATGCTTGGAGTGAAGGCGATAGTCTGCCTACCCTGACCATATTTTAGCCAGTTCTGGATAATGTCACCTGTTAGCTTATCGTCTTTCTCAATGCTTTCTGACAGGCTCTTAGGGTCATAGTCTGTACCACCAGTGGGTAGAGCGCGTTTCTTTACACCCTTTAGATTAACCTTAGCGCCACCGTAGTATTTAGCTGGTGCTAGATAGCCCTGATCTTGTAGCTGGCGAGTAGTGATAGGCACTAGCAGATCATCAAAATACTTACCTAAACCCTTGCTATAAGGAGTAGCTGATAGACCAATGAATGGTACGTTGTTGTATGTCTCCATCATGGCGATATGGGCTTTGTATAGTACCTGACATTCGTCGATAATACATAGATCAAATATAGGCATATGTGGCTTACGAGCTAGTGTTTGAATGGATGCGATCTGCACTGGTGCGCTGTACTTGGTGCGTTCATGGCGGCCCTGAATCACGCCTACCTCGATACCGAAGCGATCCATAGCCTCTAAAGATTGCTGTACTAGCTTGATACGGTCACAGACGAACAAGACTCGCTTGCCTTTCTCTACTGCGTTAATGGCTAGCTTAGCTGCTATTACTGTTTTGCCTGCTCCTGTGGGTGCTGCTAGAACAGGATGCTTATTGCCTGCTCGCAATGACTGTCGGAGCATATCAATAGCGCGTGTTTGATGTGGGCGTAACTCAAGCATTTTGATACACCTCCCTAAGTAGATTAAACACGCCACGCATACGCTTTTGATTGTATCGTGGGATAAACAAACCAGTTGAAGGCCAGTAATCAATCTTACCTAGCTTACCTGTTACGATTAAGTGCGCCCCATCGTTCTTAGACTCAAACCATACACCCTTATCTTTCAGTATTGCGGTTGACTCCTTAGTGTTCTTTTTACGCTTCTTTTTCTTGTACTTGGTCATGGCTTTAAAAATTTCTGCTGAATCGCCCATTAGACTATCTCCTAATTTTAGATATAGTTACCCTTTTTTCCCTCAAAGATAGGCCAATGAGTAATTGGTTATCTACCTTCGCTGCACTTTGGCAAAGCTGACTGAAAAGCCAAACTTGGTACTAAATACCCCGACCTGCACTGCACATCGGCTTCCCTCTGGGCGATAAGTAATGCCCAAACGTGATCAAACGTACTCTAAACCTTGCAACCTTTACTAGTTTGAGGTTCCTGTTGTCAGTGGTACGACAGCGCAGGATGACGGTCACTCGGTTCTCGTATTTCTACGGCTGTCTTTAACGCCTTTAGCTAGGCCATTACTTGAGTTCAGGTCAGCAAAGATTAACACCTGACCAGTGAGAAAATGTCGATAGAATGAGGAAATGTTGACGTTACTATGTAACATTGATAAACTAACAACAGGTCGTTAGTCGAAGTTTTCCTACTACTTTCTATCGGCTGTTGCGGAACGCCAATTCCTCACCGACCTTTCTATTCTATAGGCCTGATTCGCTAATTGCAAGTCAGGCCTTTCTTTTATTTGCCAGCAGCTCCGCAATCGCAATCAGCACGTCTTGGCGGTGTTACTGGTAGCCAGACATTCAGTGAAGCACAATCCTTATCATGCTTTTTCTGCTCTGCCATGATCTTTTCCCAGTTCTTGTTAAAGTTGTCGTTTGACAACCTGCTGCGTAACGCATCGCCTGTAATATCGTTGCTGCTCATTTTGCTAACTCCACTACTAACCCCAGAAACAAGCCGATAAATACGACCCAAATCCAAATTCCAAACCAATCTACCTTATCCATATATCTCTCCTACTGGGATTAACACCCCATCTTTAACAGCGATATAAAACTGATCGCCTCCAAGTTCATTGCACCAGACACTGGCTGGAGCCGTTCTATCTGTTTCTACGTTGTAGTACATTACATCTGCCCCGTTGCTGTCCATAGAATTACAAACCAGAATAGGAATAGGCCTACTGTGGCAATGGCAAAATCTTTTACTTTATTCATATCAGTCTCCTGAGCCGCACTAGGCGGCATCAATTATGCAAGAGAAACTAGCTTCTAGCTGGTTGCCCCATTTGCGAATATTATTGTAAAAATTAACGCACAGAGTTCCAGCAACACCAGCTTCACGCATCTTTATAATAAGCTCAGGTAGTGAGTCGGACTCCAAATGCATCAGCCAATCACTGTGGCTATATCTACGAACTACGCGGAATGCATAATGACCATCAAAAGAAGTATCATTCAAGAAGCCACCATCGTTCTCGTTGAATTGGCCGAACTTTGCATGAATGTACTCACCATCCTTATCGAAAGCGTTATACACACGAATGTCAGCGTATTCCGCATGACCTTTGTCATTGTAATAATCCAACAAAGCGTGAATAGCATCAGCTTCAGCAGGACGCGGATAAACGCAGTCTACAGTGGCAGCAACATATTTAATATTAGTCATATCAATCTCCTGTTTGTTTATGTGTCCATATTAACAATACTATTACCTAGTGTCAACACCTTTGTTAACTATTTTATTAACTTTTTCTTAATGCGCAGTTTCCTGGTGAAGATAGACTTAATCCGCTTGTAGTATTCTATGTCGAATCTGCGTATATCGTTATTGTTCTCAAGTGCCTCTACTTTATCTAGGCCGATACGATCTATTAGACCTTTGCGGTACTCTACGATATTGCCAGATAGATATTGATTGCAACGCACACATTGAGCATGGCAGTTGTGAAGATGAAACGCCAAGTGTTGTGCGGCACCACGACTGCGATAATGACCAGCATCCATAGTCCCTCCCAGCTTTCTTTCGGGGTTATTACCGCAGCTAATACAACCATAGGTAGTGTCACGAAACCTAATATAAGCATTAAAAGCTGTCTGAGCTTCTCTTTTCCATTGTGAGACATTTTTAGTCCTCTCTCTATACTCGGTTAGTTCTTTCTTATTTTGCTTGCTACGGGCTTTCTGAGCCTTCTCAAGGCCATGTGCTGTCGCATGGTCATAAGAACAGAAAAAGCCCAAAGGCACTTTCACACCTTGGGCTACTGGGAAATATTCTTTGCAATGTCTACAGCGTTTTTTGCTATTAGCCATATTACATCCTGCTTAGTTCCTCGTAATGGCGCATAGCTGGGCCACCAAATTTAACATTCCTTTCAGCACCATAAGCAAACAGCCATTCTATGAACTGCCCACCTTCGTCAACAGTAAACTTGCTGGTGCTTGGTGGTACCGGCATGAAGCCGCCCTCAGTCTTACGGCTAGGTATATACTCGATGCCCTGTGCTAATGGTGTCTGCATTTGCTCCATATCAAAAGCAAACCTCAGCACCAGATAGTGTTTAGCACCTTGATCGTTTAACTCAGCACTGCCAAACTTGGTTTGTTTAGCTATATCGCTAATCTGGGCATGCCAGCAGGCGTTTTGAGCAATACTGCGTGTTAGGCGTGTTAGACTAATGTCTACACCGTTATACTTCTCTACACCCTTCTTGATAAACTCTGTAACTACCTCGGTTACATGGTCTACGTTTTCAGGACGTGCTGTAATACTATAGCCAGCCATCATTTAAACTCCACATAATCAGAAAGAACAACGCAGCACTAACCCACCACGCTATAATTTCTTCATCACTGTCAAACATATTCATCTTCCTCTGGCTTTTCAGGCAGAGGCATCCAGTGAGTAGGTGTACAACAATGATCGAAACCATACGAGTCCACTTCCTCATCACAGCCGCAATCGTGCATCTTATACCACGTTGGGTGAATTAGCTGCTCATCTTTTATTAAAATCCATGTGCTAACAGGCTCAATTGTGCATCTAGTAGCAGCAATAATAAGCGTATTTAGTGGAGGCATACGCTCATCAACCTTAGACCACCAACTCATCATTCTTCTCCAAAAGCCATAAACTCAGATGGTGAATAGCCTAGAATCCTAGCAAACTTTACCACTGATTCCGTACTCATATGCTCACTAGCTCGAATGTGCGAGATGCGAGTCTTGCTCAAGCCAGCAATTTCAGCTAGCTCAATATTGCTCATATCACGATTAAGCATTGCCTTTTTTAGTGCCTTTCCAGCGTTAAACATTTCTAGTCTCTCCTGTTTGTGTTAACATTGGCATATTCATATCCTCCTTAGGACTTTCGGCCCACCCCTTCAGTGGGCCTTTTTTTTGCCTATCAGAAAGGATTCAATCCCTCACCATTACTTTTATGCCATTGAACATGATGTGCTTGGCACATCCATCTGACATTAAGGGGCTTGCTGTAATCATCATGGTGGGCGACGATGTTTGTTTCACAACCGCACACTTCGCATGGCTCCCTAAATAACTTGCCCGATCTAATAGCTCTGCCGACAATGCCATGAGCCTTGTATTTATTCGGGTATCTTTCTCGGTACTTTCTACAGTAATCGCTACCTTGGCGACTCCCTCTAGCTCGATCATATGCTCTGTAATATTCGACATTACTAGACCTATTTTCCCTGACATCTCTTTTATTGCATTCTTTGCATTTATTAAGATGCCCATCCTTCATTTTCTTATGCTTGTAAAATTCGGAGAGGGGTTTAACCTCTCCGCACTTGAAACATGGCTTAGTATCCATATTCCCCATCCTATATGTTGATTAAAACTTAATCTTACACACTAACTAGAATGGGGTCAATTAAAAGGGATATCTTCGTCTAGGTCATCATCGGACAAACCGCCTTGAGGTGTACTAGGTACACTTTGTGCAGCCGCAGCACCACCACATAAAGCCTGTAGTACATGGGCAGGAATCTTGGAAATCTCAATATCAACAGAGATAGACTGATAGCGTGTACCTTTTGAGCTAGTCTTTGTCCAAGCCGCCATACCGATACCAGCATCTTTATCCCAAGATTTAGCATTAGGATGATTGTCATTTGCTCGTTCTGCGTTAGCGAACAATGCCCCACTAATATTTAGTTTGCCATCTTTGACGGTGATCTTGTCATAGTTACTCATAATTACATTCCTTTCAATTCACGGATAAATGTTTTCTGTGCGGTTGTTAGTTGGCCCCACACGGCCTCTTTTTCATGGCTTTCCAGCTCACCTAATGCTTCCATTAGCTCACTAGTCTCACCCGATGCCTCAGCAGCTACCACAGTGGCTACCACGCCCTGAACCAGCTTCTTGCTAACACGCTTCTTTGGTTGCTCATTAGGCACCCCATCTGGGAGCGTAGGCTCAGTTCGTAGCATAGCAGCCTCAGCATCATCATCTACAGCAGGAATACCAGCCATAGCCTGTAACGCATAACGCCGAGCATAAGTCACACAACTACCAGCACCCTGAGCGTCTATCTTACTCATAGGTAGATAGAACTCACTCTCTAGCCATTCGCCAGACTTGTGCATTAATTTGGTTGATACACCCATGCCTTTGCCGCCATCAGATATGATAGGAAATTGCACATAGGATAAACCATGATTAGCAAACGGTTCTTTCAGTACCTTAATGATACTGGTTAGATCAGCATAGCTAGACTTGAAGAAAGGGTTAGCACTATCTTTAACAGCGCCACCCATCTCAGCTTGAGCAGCCGCTAATGCGGTAGCCAGCTCTTGTATTGATTCACTTTGTTTCATATGACCTCCTTATAGTTGGTTTGTGTAGTGTAATGGAACCATTAACTAAAAGCAAGCTAAAAAAACACTTGCACAATAAAAATATTAATGTATTATAGAGGACATAATTAACCAAAAGGATATGAATATGGGACTTTACGACACACCTTGCCAAGTAAGCATTGATACAGCCAGTCACTATAACCGCATGGCTAAGGCAGATGATCTAGAAACTGCTGTGCATGGCTACATTGATGATGCTATTGATGAGATGACAATGTACGGGCATTACACTTCACCACGCGAATACCGCTACGATCTGCTAGGCAAGGGTAAGTGGGTTGCTAATAAAGTATTTCTTGAGGAAGCTTTAGATCACTATATGTCAGATAAAGACAAGCATGGGGACTTCCAGATGCTTGCTCTAGCTACTACCTTTGCAGAAGATAAGGATGAGGCACAAATGAACTTTGAGGAATTTATCAAGGATGCTTGTGAATACTACTTCACTGAAATTGCATACGAGAAAATGGAAGCTGATTATATTAAATCTACAGAGGATGACTATTAATGACTAAACGATATGAAAGTGAAATCGGCAAGGTTGTACTATACAAGTATAAAGACCAGTGGCAAGTGTACGGCAATTCTAATCAGCTAGAATTTAGCGTTAAAGTTAGTTGCCCTATTGAGGCGGAGCACATCTTCAACTACTGGCGTGAGCGTATCTATACAATCACACCCATAGTGAAAGATCGTGTTAAGTTAGGTATGAGTCCTAGCGCAATGGTCAGCGAGCTATGACGTACACAGCAGAGCAGGTCAAGGCTATATGCTTGGCCTTTTATGAATACCTACCTAAGAACCCAGCGCATCATAATGAATCTATATTTAATGCTTGGTTCGAGGTCTATGGAGATAAGATAGCAAGGAGAACATATGAATCTAGCTTGGAAGCCAACGATACCATCACACCTGTCAGTCAAGGTAAAACCTAGAAAGCCAAAGCATGAATTGGCTATGCGATCAGATGGCAGGGTTGATTGGAGCAATAAGAAGAATGTCAGTTACTTAGCTGATGCTATTCGTGACGGACTAACCCATGAGCAGATAGCAAAGAAGCTAGGCTGTACAACCTATCAGGTTACATGGGGATGTAAGAGAAATAATATAACAGCCAATAAGGGACGCAGACCCAACAAAGTATTCACTAGAAAGCAGTGGGACTTGATTGTGAATCTACGTGCTGCTGGTGTGTCTTATGTTGAGATAGCAAAGTATGTTAAGACAACTAAAGCAGTATTGGCTAATCAGATACATAACAATGAATCTGTACAAAAAATAATAGAACAAAAACGTAAAGACTTTATTGATGAAGTTATTACGCAGCACTCAAGGAAGTATCAAGATGAACCTAGCATTTAAGCCAGACACAAAGAAGCTGAAAGAACTCCAAGATAGTCGCCCACCTGTAATGGTTGAGGTTGATGGTGATCCTAATAGTAATCGTAAAGGTAAATACAAACGATGGTCTAACAAGGAACTGGAAGTAATAGAGGAACTACTTGTATTAGGCGTATCACATAGTACACTAGCACGAATGCTTAACTCTGGCGTAGTCGCATTACAGCGAGCAATTCATAACAGAGGTATGAACAGACACGCTAAGAAGAAACGTAAAGCACTAATTCAACAAGCTATGGATAAATTAAACGATGAATAAACTGGAAGAAATGCTAATCAGGCATGAGGCCAAAAGACGGTTCGCTTACAAATGCACCAGCAATGCTATTACTATCGGTGTAGGGCGCAATATAGACCCTAATAAGGGCGGTATAGGGCTTTCCGATGATGAGGTGATGTATCTGCTACGTAACGACATAAAGCGCGTATACGAGGAATTAGACAGCAATCTGCCATGGTTCTCTGAGCTGGATGACGTACGCCAAGATATACTGCAAGATATGTGCTTCAACATGGGTATTACTCGGTTTATGAAGTTCCGTAAGATGCTAGCAGCAGTAGAACTAGGTGACTATGACCGTGCTGCTGACGAGATGATGGATAGTCGATGGGCAGAGCAGGTTAAAGGCCGTGCTGTTCGTCTGGCTGATATGATGAGAAAAGGGGAATACTAATGTTCAGTTTGCTTGGCAAGATGTTTGGGTCTGAGAAGGCTCTAACTGGGATTGTTGATGGTGCTGTAGGCGCTATTGATGCGCTACATTACAGCGAGGAAGAAAAAGCCGCTAATAAGGCTAAGGTGTTTGACCAAGTAATTCAGTGGCAACAGGCTACACAGGGCCAGAATTTAGCTAGGCGTGTAATTGCTTTGTCTTGCGTATTTGTATGGCTGCTTAGTTATATTGCTGCGCTCGCACTAAATGTAGTCGCTGTGTGGGTTGAAGAAGGAAGATTAACGCAATCGGCTGAATTATTGCAAGCGTCTGCTAGTGACATGGATGGCGTTATTATGCTAATCATGGCATTTTACTTCTCTGCTAGAAACATTGATAAGATTGCAGATGTTGCATTAAGTCGATTTAAAAAGTAATATACTTTCGCGGCTAGGTTAGCTCCCGAAAACAGGACTCATTCCCCTGCTGCCGCTACTTCTAGGAATGATAACCAATGAATGTGAGGTTGCTATGCCAAAAACACACGGCATGAAAGGTACTCCAGAGTACACAGCATGGAAAAATATTAAGACTCGCTGCTACAATCCAAACTTTAATAGATTTGAGTATTATGGCGGCAAGGGTATTCGCGTATGCGATAAATGGCTAAATGATTTTGAAGCCTTTTATAGTGATATGGGCGCAAGACCAACAGAAAAACACACGATAGACAGAATTAATCCTAATGGCGACTATTCGCCAGATAATTGTCGCTGGGCTACATATATAGAGCAAGCTCATAATCGCAAGATTAGAAAGACCAATACTGTAGGTGTATCTGGAGTTTGTTTCAACAAAGGTAAAGGCAAATGGGAAGCCAGCGTGTGCTACGATAGCAAGAGAACGCATCTGGGTTCATTCTTAGATAAATTTGAGGCAATATGCGCCAGAAAATCAGCAGAGAATAGGTGTTTAGTATGATCGACTTAAATAAACTGACAGGCCAGATAGAGATTTGGGGATATGATAAAGGCATCCTTCCTGACTCCCCACCAGAGAAACAGCTAGAAAAGACTATCGAAGAAGTGCAAGAGCTAGCCGATGCTATAGCTGCCAATGATATAGTCGAAATGGCAGACGCTTACGGTGATATATTTGTAACTATCGTTATGGGTGCTACCTGTGCAGGGTTAGATATTCGTGATTGTATAGAGGGTGCTTACAATGTGATTAGTAAGCGTACTGGTAAAATGGTCAACGGGATTTTTGTAAAGGATGAGTGAAGTAGTATTAGTAACAGGACGCAACTGTAGTAATTGTTTGATGCTTAAGAAGATGCTTAAGCTAATGCGATTAGAATATGATCGCACTGTGGACTCCAGTGAGGATGAAGCCGCTAAGATTATCGAGTTTACCAAGGCTCGATCTATTCCAGTGCTTGCGCGTGTGAGTAATACAGGTAAGGTGAAAGACTTTGTTATTGGGTTAAACCATACTGATAAGAGATTTAGTGAGGTGTGTAATGGGTGAATGTACTTGTGATGCTTATAATAAAATAGGTGGGACACACTCTTTTGATTGTGCTATATCCCAAGAGTATATGGCAAAAGATAAAGACTCAATAAACCCAAGTCATTATAAAAGCCATCCCTCCGGTATCGAGTGTATCCAGATAACAGAGCATATGGGGTTTAACTTGGGCAATTGTATTAAGTACGTTTGGCGAGCAGATTTGAAACATGATGATGGTGGGGTTGAAGATATTTCCAAAGCCCTATGGTATCTTAACCGCGAGCTAGATAAACGACAAAACCAATAAGAGCACCCAATACTGCTCTCATAAACCACTCTGACCAGTTGATATTACTAGAGTTAACAGCAACAGCTTTATTCAGTGAGTCAATCTCGTTGGAGTGCTTATTTAGTCGATTGTCGTGGTGGTCTAGTCTTTGGGCTACCGCGACATGCTTTTCCTCAATACGTGCTAATGCCGTTACAACTTCTGCCATATCGTCCACTTTGCCAACCAAGCGGTCAATATTCTTCTCTATTCGATCTAGTCGTTGCTCTGACATTTGCATATTCCATACCAAGGGTGATAGTCCTAGCTGTATTTTATCAAAAACTACAGTTGATTGATACTTGTCAGGTGCTATAATGATAAAGCGGCTAGGTTAGCTCCCGAATCCCAGTGTCGTGACTGGTTGCCGCAATACACTTCTCACGACCTTTTACTACGCGAGGTAAAGATTATGCTAAAGCATTACAAAGGAACTCCTGAGCACAACTCTTGGGCTGCAATGAAGCAGCGTTGCTACTATAAAGGCTATCGCAGATATGATAGATATGGCGGCAGAGGTATAAAAGTATGCGATAGTTGGTTAGAGTCGTTTTTAAAAATCTACAAAG